CCCAAGAAAACCGAGTCCCACTTGATATCTCGGATTAATTTTAACGTGTCAAGTTACCACGGTCGCACCCACGCTTGCGACAAGCTCGCCCCCACCGCCCAGGGGGTCCCGGACTACAGCGCGTGCTGTCACCCTTCTCCAACTTGAAGGGGGACGGTGTCGGTTCCACACGTATCGACACGTGCCCACGTATCGGCGTCAAAGGACTTGCCGATAGACATATAGGGTCCAAAATACAAATCTGTATGATCAAAGCTGTCCTCCAACCGCCTTTGATCTGTCGGTGTAACCCCATAAGCCTTGTAGTAAGAAATGCGCATAGAATCATCAACACTGTGAGTATCATGTACACCACCATTGAGGGCTTCGAAAAATTCAAAATTGCGGTCCTGAACCGCACGACGCTTGCCAGCAGCAAGCGTTGCCCTTAAGACCATACGGTGGTAAGCCCCAACTACAGGCACGCCTGCGTAAACGGAGAGCAACCCTTGGGCGGTGGTATGGGCGAGGCGAGTGTCCAAAACGTGACTCCGGCCATATTTAACACCGGAGTACATTTGCGAGAGCTGCTTGATAGGATCAGCAGCTAACACCCCCCGCCCATCCGCCCAGTAAACTGGGTGCGCTTGACAGAACTTGATGTCTTCCAATTGGCTTGCTCTGTTCTCCACCTTAAGTGTAACCCCAAAAGATAGGAACTCACGTACCACGGTGTCAGCAACGGTTGCGGCAACCGCTGCCGGCACCATCAAAAGACAATCATCTCCATCATCGTAAATGCGGAAGTCATAGCCTAGTCCCTCCATCACGGTACCGACCATAAGCACCATCAGGATGGCGTTGCCACAAGCGGTGTTCATGTCACCACTCAAACGCCTGCCCTTCATACGATACTTAAGGCCTGCATCCATGGATCCTTGAGACTTGGATTGCGACTTCAACAACCTACGAAATTCCCCGTCACGACAAGCAGCCCTGTAGATGGCATGCTCCAAACTCATCAGTTCAGGACTGATGTGCGCCTCATAGCGTGAAACATCAAGGGATAATGCAACACAGTTTGGGATGGAATCAAACTGCTCCCTTATATCAGCAGCGCGGCTAACCAAATCACGCTTCTTGGCTAGCCACGGACCGCGAAAGATCCAAAAGTTCCCTTTTGCTAAATCAAGGAAACGATCTTCAATTGGGCGAATGAACCTACCCAATGCGAAGGCTTGCTCATATCTCCGAAAATTGACGATGCGCGGATCTGCATCAATCTTCTCTTCGGGGTTTATGCGCTGCAGCTTGACGAACCCAGTTGCTGCAGAGAGTCCTTCGGGTTCCGTTGAAGGCCACTTGTCGGCTGCACGGGTGTACCTCTGACGCCGTGCGCCGCTGTATTTGGCAAGAAACTCAGCACGTCCCAGCGGATGAACGTGACCTATAGCGGTTGTGAAATGGTGTATGTTGGCAGCGAGCCTACGAATCCCCTGTGGTGTGGGCACAGGGGTTTCTTTAAGCACGCGGCCAACAAGCCCCAACGCCGCATTATGCACACACGGACTGTGCATCTGTGGGCAATAATAAGCGCAAGAACCTGGGCGTATGAACCTGCAAAAGTGCGCTTCACATTTGCAAGCTCGTCCAAACTTAGGGTCAGTTGCACAGGATGTCAAGGAACAACCGCGGCCCAGAGGCGGCTGACCTTGCTCACCTTCCAGATCAATCCGTAAGCCCTGGCCAAACAAGGCAAGATACCGTCGGTACATGCAAAAGGTGCGCGTAACAACCGGATTGACCCAGACACTGACACGTCCCCTGACATATGCAGCGCAATGCCAAAGAACACCCCAACAACACACACCAGTGCAGCCACAAGGACTCTGGAGGACAAACCGAGTCGCTGGGTTGCACAGAATCGAAAACCCAACAAAAACACACAGAAGCCGTACATATAGGGCTTGTAAGCAAAGAGGTCTTTCAGCCCAAACCAGGTTGCGCTAATGTCGGCGACGAGCATAAGGAGCGTCACCTGCGAGAGGGCAATAACAAGCGCTGTCCTCGCAGTACGTGGCGACATCCCACAACTACCTCCGCCTCCACCAGCAAGCCTGGTATTGAACCGGGAAACCGCCTCCGTTGCAAGCCCACGCAACAAATCCTCCCCAAAAGCAACATGGGGAAGCACGACTTCTTCAAGCAGCATAAGTTGGGCGCCAATCATGCCCTGGGTCCAGTCGGCCCGGTGGTTCCTGATAAACGAGGCCCCTGCACTATATAAAGTACCGTGCAATAAAGGGTCCCGCCTCTCAAGCGCAAACCGTCCACTAACCGCCAGCCACAACTCGACGTCCAACCCGCACTGCTGCGCTCGCAATAAGGCCCACAATTTGCGATACGACTTAGAACACAAGAACCACTTGTGGATGCAGGAGTTCACCACATCGACAAGCCTCCATGGTGTGATCCAAACGAACACAAACATGAGAAACAACGACCACCAACTAACGTCATAATAATACCGATTACGCAGATGGTACTGCACGCTGGCGATGTCATTCTCATAACGATCGCCAACGGTCAGGTCCCCTGCGTAACCTGTTATGACGTAACTGCCGGTCGCTGGCTGCCCATGCCTGACCCTCTGGTCCTCTGCAGCGAGCCACGAAAGCGCCCCCCGCAGTGGACGCGGATCCACCCGAATTGCAGGGACTGGCATAATGGGGGGCTGCCCTGCTTGCCCACCATGGCCATCAAGTGGCCTTCCATCCCCAGGACCAGCATGCCGTGCCGGTGGTTGCTGTTCCCCTTGCGCCACACCAGGGCCAACCACCTGTTGGGGTGGTGGCGGTGGTGGGGGCGCTGGCAACCCTGCAAGAACGTTGCACGGATTGCCAGGCCCCACGACCTCAACCCCATGTGGCGCCACATTTATAGGGGGCGCGGCAGCTGCTGCAAGAACGTTGCACGCAACTGCCGGGCCCTGAATTTGTGGCGCCACCAACTGCGGAGGCAGCACCTGGTCTGGAGCACCTGCAAGAACGTTGCACGGTGGTACCGCCGGGACTGCATCCGCAGCAGTGGGCTGCGGTTTAGGCGCAGGAGGTTGGCCTCCTTGCACGACATGCTGATCCTGAACTTGCCCTAAACCAGCTGCAGCGACATCAGCCATCGCTGCCGGCTGGGTGCTGTGCACCCTGGAGATGCTGCCATCACTCTGCAAATGGCATGAATCGTGTACGTGATGATGACCTCCAAATTTGTCAAACACTGCGGCCACGTCCACTTGCCACCCGCCGAGTAATTGCCCGGGGGTGGCATGCCAAAAGAGTTGTACAACATCCCAAGATACCAGCTTCCTGCATGACGGCCTTTGGGCACAAGAATCAGCATCGTGCAACCTCTCGACAACTAAATAACCCTTTTGGCAAGCGCACACATAGTGCCCTGCAGGTTGTACATTGTCGGCCTGAAACACGATGCCGGCCTTGATAAGCCGCCATAAACGTTTGCCCTCCTTATCCGGCTGAGCACCCGGTTTGCCAAACTTTTTACCTGGCTTGGCTCCCAGGTGGCCACACGGGCCTTTGCCTTTCGGCTCCGCGCTGACATTTGCCTTTGACTGCTCGCCAGCATGAGCAGATCCCAAAGAAACTGGGTCGGACTTACCTTGAGCAACAGATCCCGATGATGGTGTTGGTGCGTCGTTGGCTGTGACGTTGGACACGGCGCCACTCGTGTCCTGACTTATTGGTTGTGCTTGCATCGTTGATCCTCGCCCGAAGGCACTGGCACTTAACTGACCTAGCATCGCCGTACCTGCCAGGCTGTCAGCAAACGCTACAAATGTAGAGGGAACCAGCACGTGGCCAAATACCATTGTTCCATCAGGCCTATGCTGGGCCCCCCCACACCGATAGAAGACGTATCTGCACCCAATGGCGGATAAATCCGACACCTTGTGCAGGCGCTTCCAAGATATGTGGAAGGACACAACAGAACGCCGATGGTGGTAGATGGTGGCGTGCTGGAGGCATGCAATTGCAGACATTTGCCCCCCGCGACCCCGGTCGCGAGCACCGTTGACCCGTCTAACCCTCCGGAGAGGCAGCTGCGTGCGGGACGGCATGCAATTGCAGACATTTGCCCCCCGCGACCCCGGTCGCGAGCACCGTTGACCCGTCTAACCCTCCGGAGA